AATGTTTCCATCAACCACCAGGAGTGTTGAAAAACGACGAAGGCTATTGGGTAACTAATCCTGAAGCCGACAACATAGCCAACCTCCCCGACTCCTACTATCCTAATATGTGTGTCGGCAAAGACCCTGAATGGATCAAGGTCTACGCAGAAGGCAAGTACGGCATTGTTTCCGATGGCCGCCCTGTTTACTCTGGTTATAACGACGAGGTGCATTGCTTTGAATTCGACATTGACCCGTTACTGCCTGTGTATGTCGGATGGGACTATTCTTTTTTAGGTCAAGCCTGTGTGCTCGGTCAAATATCTCAACGAGGGCAGTTAAGGATTTTCAGGGAGTTCATCGGCTCTGAATCTGGCATTGGCCTGCATGACTTCGTGATTAACGCGGTCAAGCCTGCTTTGTCTGAATTGGGTAATATTACTTTTGCTTCCTCAACTGGCGACCCTGCCGGGGTTAAGCGTGGCGACCTGGATGAGAAGTTCGCGCTTGAGATGTTGAACGACGGCTATCCAGATATGTTGTGCAAACTACCGTTTACCACGTATCCTGCCGACACCAATGCGCTGTCGCCTCGGTTAGAGGGTGTGAATCACTATTTAAACCGTATGATTGATGGTGGGCCTGCTTTCGTATTACACCCACGGTGCAGTACACTTAGAAAAGGCTTTCAGGGTCGATATGAATATAAGCGCGTAGCTGTTGTGGGCGAGGATCGCTATAAAGACCAGCCGAATAAGAATAAGTTCAGCCATCCACAAGATGCCCTCGGCTACCTTTGCAGAGGCGTTTTATGCGATTATGAAGAACCAGAAGAACGTAGACCGAAGAAACGGTCATCCTCTTACTACTCAGGTTGATTATGCACATACTTGAACTCGTTAAAATCGACAACATCGCTGATGAGCTTGACGACCAGCTTTTAACTGAGATCGGTCAGCGTGTAGTTGAGGAATACGAAGTCGATCTGTCGTCGATGAAGGATTGGAGTGGCATTAACGACATTGCCCGAAAACTCATTGATCCATCTCCTGAAGAAAGGTCCGATCCTTGGCCTGGGGCCGCGTCAACTAAACTCCCCTTAATTCTAAACGCGGCCATGAAGGTGTCTGCTGAAGAAGGTGCTGAAATCCTTCGCGGTAAGGAAATGGTGTCTTATGAACTGTTTGGTCAACAGACCGATGAGAAATTAGCCCGCGCGCAACGTGTCGCCAAAAGGATGAACTTCCAGTACCGACATGAGATGGAAGATTGGACTGAAGACCACGATCGTCTGATTCTCGCTAAAAACCTGTTTGGTGTGGTGCATAAGAAATATTTCTTCTCACCGGAGATGGGTAGAAGCGAATGCGTCTTGAGGCTGGGCGGTGTGGTCATTAACGATAACGTGACACGCCTTTCTGAAGCGCCCCGCGTCACAGATGTCATTGAAAAGTTCTGGTGGCAGGCTGAAGAGAAGTTTCGCTCTGGTCAGTGGAAGGAAATCACTTTATCGACGGGTGTGAGCAACGAATTCTCTCAAAAAGACAATGTGAACGAGTTTTTAGAGCAAATACGCCGCGAAGACCTTGATGAAGATGGTTATCCCGAACCGTATGTGGTTACAGTCCATCGTCAGACTAAGACAGTCGTTAGAATCGCACCTAACTACACACTTGAGTCGATAAAGTTCAAAACTAAGGAAGGTTTGCTCTCAGATAACAGCATTCTCAACGAACTAGAGGATGACGAGTACAAAAAGGCACTGAAGAACATCAGCGTTGTTCGCGTCGATCTATCTAAGGCGCGGGTGCGTTATGTTAAATACGAAATGATCCCAGACTTCGACGGCGGCTATTGGGGCTGGGGATTCGGCATCCTATTGGGCGCTCTGACCGAAAACTCGAATACTTTGGTTAATCAACTACTTAATCAGGGTTCTTTAGCCAATTCCGCACCTATTTTCATCTCTCAGACGCTACGAATGGGTCATGGGGATATATCTGTTGGCCCTGGTGAGGTGATTTCAGTTAATGCGCCTGGTGGTGACATTCAACGTGCATTTGCGGCCTTACCTGTCTCTGACCCGTCTGGGACACTGTTTTCCTTGCTCGGATTGCTCATGGATACGATTCGAGAGCTTTCGAGTGTTACAGAGGTGGTTTCTGGCAATCAGCCCGAAGCGAACATGCCTGCCGCGTCGATTGCGATGCTTATTGAGCAGGGTAAGAAGTCATTCGGCTCTATTTACGAGCGACACTACCGATCTCTGGGTAAAGAGTTCGCTGCACTGTTCGATTTGAACTTTCTGTACGAAGATCCCGTTCGGTATGCGAAATTCCATGACGTACCGATAGATGAACAAAGCCCTATGGCGCTCATACAGGGCGATTTTGAGCGTGATGAGCTTGATGTCTACCCTGCAGCCAATCCTAAGTTCTCGACCCGACTGCAGCGCATTGGTGAGATACAGACGTTAAAGCAAGGGCTTGCTGAGTCGCCAAACGCCAATATGTCCATGCTCGACCGCATGTTTGCTAACGCGGTCCTTGATGACGCTGAAATGGCGGCTGGGATTGTTCCTGATGAGCCTAATAAGACGCCTCGACAGGTCATGGAAGAGATGGAAGTGGCTAAGAAAGAGTTTATGGACTCTGCCGAAGCGCGCACCGCAGAAGCAAACGCTGCGACCGCAGAGTTGCAACTACAGATCAAGCAAGTCGAAGCCGACGTTGCTGGCGTCAAAGGCCCGCTCGAGATAGAACGCCAAGAATTATTGAACGTCACCGCTGAAGGTAAGGCGGTCGCTCAAATCGCCGCCTCGGATATAGCCGATAAAGGCGTAGAAATAGCCGCGCATAAAGCGCGTGAGGCCGAAGCGAAGGCCGATCAAGCAGAAAGAGAGCCTGTAAATGAATCAGAATGATTACGACCATTGGCGCCAAAGCCCGGTGGCCGATTGGTTTTTTGAGAATATGTTAGGTAAAGAAATTGCACAACGCGATGCTGACTTAGGTGCTGGCAGTGCGTTGAGTAAAGACCCCCATGAGTGCGCGTTTAATTACGCTCTATCTCATGGGATAACGGCGGGCATAGAATTGGTCCGTTCATTTGATCCGTTCAAAGAGGAACGAAATGAAGTTAAAAGCAATAGGCCGACATCTCCTGGTTAGATTGGAGACTGATTCGGTTGAAGAGATGTCCAAAGGCGGCATCGCTCTCCCCCCTGACTATATTGAAAAGCTCCGTGGCGGCTGTCAGACGGCAGAAGTTTTGGATATAGCGCCGTGCGCGTTTGACGATCAGCCTGACGTGAAGTTGAAAGTTGGCGATCGCATTGTGACGCAAAAATATCCTGGCTCGGCTTTGGACCTGGATTCAAGTTGGAACGATGGCAAGGCTAATATGTACCGAGTGATACTCGATACTGAAGTACGTGCTGTATTCTCGGAGGATGGCGCATGTCTGACGTAAAAACAGATCAAGAAGTAAAAGCCACGCAAGAAGTGGCGACTGTCTCGGTGACAGACGTTGAAGCTGCCGCGACACAACAGGGCTGGAAGCCTGATGGCGAATTGGGCGCACTGGAATTTCTCTCTAATGGGAGCAAGTTCCGTGATGGACTGCACAAGAAAATTGCCGATATAGAGGAATCTAATACTAATCTCTACAATATGTTGGCGAAAGACATTCATAAGCGGGAATCTGCTGAGCACCAACAGGTGCAAAAGAGTGTTGAGGAACAGATTCGAGAGGCGGCGAACGTAGGGGATGCAGATTTAGTCTTGGAATTGACTAAGAATTTGAATCGTCCTGCTCCTGTAGAGCCTGAAGATCCTAAAAATAACTATGTCGATCAATGGGCTAAAGAAAATAAGTGGTTTGATTCTGAAGCAGATATGGCAGATGATGCGCGTGGATTCTACATGGCCGAACAACATAAGAACGGCGGCGTAGATGACCCTGAGAAGATCTTACCCAAGGTAAAGGCACGTATTGAAAAGTTGTATCCGACGTACTTCAACCCGACGAACCCCAATCGAGATACGGGTGGCGCGGAAAAAGACGGTGGTAAACCGTTGAAGACATCTAACCTTAACCGTTCAGATCTGACTCAAATTGAGCAAGGCATGTTCGATCAATTCGTGAAAGGCGGTGCTGATCCTGCAAAACTCCTCGCCTCTTATGCTAGACAGAGGGTGTCCTAATGGAATTTAATGAACTGGTTCACGCTAAAGATGAACATGGCGACCCTCGGCGCAACGAAGATGGCACTATCCGACTAAAACCGTCTTGGAAAGAGGCTGCACAAGATCGTCAAGGGCGCACATACAATCCTAAAGTGCATGGTGATACCCACACTTTAGACGAGCAAGGATTTTTAGCGGTACGACGGCGTGATGCAGGGCGAAAGCCTATGAACACCGAAAGCCGCTCAGAAGCTTTAGTATCCAAGCATAGACAGCCTGGATATTCTTATTATTTGGCAACCGAAGATAGGCATGAGCAATTTGCTCAGCATGATTGGGAAGATGTCATGGATGAAAATGGACCTGTCACTTTAGATGGTGGTCAGGCACGAAATGCGAACACAGTCTTGCGATTGAAGAAAAAGCCGCAAGAGTGGTACGATGAAGACCAGCGGGCTAAAGAAGAAGCTCGAATAGTTGATTTTAAAGCTAATACGAAGCCGAAGGAAGGACAATACGGAGAAGGTGTTACCTCTTCTAAACTTCGATAAAAACGCCATAGACAAGGCACCACAATTTAATTTTGGAGATCCATAATGGCTAATGTAGTCAAAGATTATGGACTGAAAGCCTTGTACTGCTATGGTGGTCTACCGTTCCCGGTCCAGACATATGTAGCACTGTCAGCGGCTTCAGTTCTAATGCGTGGCGACCCAGTTATCTTCGCAGGCGATGGCGATATTTCTGGGCGCCCGTCCATTGATATTGCTATTGGTTCAGAAGGTACTGAGTCACCTAATATCATCGGTGTAGTAGTGAGTGTTCAGGCTTCAGGGCCGGACAGCCTATTAACCCATGCTGGCGCCACAGGTTCAGCACGTATTGTGCAAGTCTGTCTCGCGCTTCCTTATGTTGTGTTCCAGGTGAACGCATCAAACACTACCGGCGCAAACTCAGCCGATTTGGGTAATAACTTCGACCTCGTTCTGACCGCTGGGGATACCTTAACGGGTCGTTCTCAATGGGCATTGGACATGGGTGAAGATACTCAAGCGGGTGCCACCACAACCAATCAGATGAGATTGATTGGATTCGCTAACCGTCCTGATAATGAACAGGCGGCTACAGGAACCGATACACCGAACATCGCATGTCTTGCGACCTTCCGTGAATCTGGCGTTGTAGCAGTAGCAGGGAATGGTATCTAATGGCTGTTGTAACTTCAGGTGATTGGCAGAAAAGCCTATGGCCGGGTATTGATAATTGGTTCAATGATGACTATGACGAGCATGAAGAAGAGTTTTCTCAGATCTTCCATCGTCGTACTTCTGCGAAGCAGTTTGAACAATCCGTTGGGATGTCTAAATTTGGTTTATTGAGCGTTAAGGACCAAGGCGGTCCGTTGTCTTACGACGACACTCAGCAAACTTATGTTAACCAATACGACAATATTGTGTACGCGCTTGGTGCGGTCATCACATTAGAAGCGTATCGGGATAACCAATACAATTTGGATGCTCTATCAGCTCAACCCAAAGGACTCGCGTATGCTGCAAGGCAGACGAAAGAGCATGTTGGCGCGAACATTCTAAACCGTGGTTTTAACTCATCTTATACGATGGGTACAAACTCTGACGGTAAAGAACTGTTTGATGCGGCACACCCTAACGGTCCTTACGGCGCTACGGCATCCAACATCTCTACCGCCAGTGATCTTTCTGAGACCACTCTGGAAGATATGTGCATCGCGATCAACACGGCGACTGACCCTCGCGGTAATAAGATCAAGATCATGCCTAACTGTCTCGTGATCCCGCCAGCTTTGAGCTTCATCGCAGGTCGAATCTTGGGTTCTACTCAGCAAAACGATACGGCGAACAACGCCATTAACGTCTTGAAGTCGCAGAACGCCATTCCAGGCGGATCAAAGATCAACCATTACCTCACTGATGCTAACGCGTGGTTCCTGACCACCTCCGTTAGTGCTAAAGGTGAAGGTCTGGTGTGCTATGACGCATGGGAGAAGGAATTCGGCCAAGACGGTGAGTTCGATACTTTTAATATGAAAATGAAAGTGTTCGAGCGATATTCGTTTGGGTGGGACGACTGGCGCGGAGCTTGGGGTAACGCTGGAAATTGAAACCACTCCACTTTGGTTTAGCGGCCTTCGGGCCGCTTTTGAACTTATGAAACTTCTACGGACGGCACTGCTGTTCATAAGGAAAAGTTTATGACTATCTCGAACTACCCTAACGGGTTTTTGAATGGCGTCACTATTCGTGGCGTCCCTCTATTACAAATGCACCCTGGAAAAGTTTTCTGGGTGAATAACTCTTCTGCCTTGGCTGATGGTGGCTCTGGTGGATCTGATGGCAATCCTGGTACTTACACGCAGCCTTTTGCGACGGTGACTAAAGCGTTTACCAAATGTACCGCCTCTCGCGGCGACATTATCGCGGTAATGCCTGGTTATACCGAATCTGTACCTTCTGCTGGCGCTGAGTCTTGGAATATTGCTGGTGTTGCTGTTGTGGGCTTAGGTTCAGGTAGTCTGAAGCCGACCTTTACGCTAGAGACTGCGACGAGCGCGACACTTGATGTTGCCGCGGCTAATATCTCGATAAGCAATGTTCGATTCGTTAGTGGCCTTGCGAACATGGCTGTAATGGTTGATGTGCTTGCTGCTGGAACCGATGCTTCGTTTGACCGCTGTGAGTTTATGGCTTCTGCCGCTGGAACGGGCGCTAACATTTCTTTACAGGGTACGGCAGGCGCATATGGGCTTTCAGTGACCAACTGTGCGTTCAACATGGAAAGTTCTGTTGCTGGTGTTGCTGTAACGGACATCCCGACTGAGGCGATTCGCTTAGTCCACAACGATAATGCGGTCATTGAAGACAATAAGATTTCGGGTAACTTCTCGACTTCTGCGATCAATGGCATCACTACGGCTTCTGAGAATATTCAGATTAACCGTAACTATATCTTCAACATCGGCACTGGTGCTGCTGCTGGCGGTATTGATTTGGTTGCTGGCTGTACTGGGCACGTTTCTAACAATGTTGTCTTCAACGGTGAGACCACGACGATTGATACGGTGATCGACAACGCATCATGCGCGACCTGTTTCAACCATGTGCTGAATGTTGTGACAGAAGTCTCTGATCTTGGTGGCACCGCGTCTACATAGGGGTTCATAATGTCTAGATCATTAGGCGAGTTTACGGCAGATGGCATTGTTTGGGCTTCTAAAGCACGCCTGTCTAGTGTTGTGGTGATTACTGATAAAACCAACGACGCCACGGTGATTTTGTACGATAACGCTTCGGCCGCATCGGGCACTAAAGTCTTTGAGGGCGCCTGCCCTGGTACAGATGATTCACGCCATTTTGATTTTGGCGATGCGGTAGACGCTAAGAATGGACTGTATCTGGACATCACGGGTACAGGAGCGTCCTGCATTGTGTATATGGCGTGAAAGTCCGTAAGTCCAAGCAGAAGCGTTTCATCGCTGGCGATTTTCGTGTAATTGATGAAATGACAGGCATGGAGATACGCGCTTCAGAAAGCGGAAAACGCTGGGATGGTGTTATCATGCGAGCAGACCTTGTAGATCCGCGCCATCCTCAAGACTTTTTACGAGGTACCAAGGAGGTGATCGGGACGCCGTGGGCGCGCACGGAGCCTGAAAATAATTATACCAACGGCACTAACACAGCAGACAAATTATGAGTGCGTATGATTTCAATGTAACAGGGACGACTATGATCGCTGATGCAATGGAACTCATTGGTGCCAAGGAAGAAAGCGAGGCGATAAGTGGCGATCAAACCACGACAGCCCTTCGATTCCTCAATATGCTGGCTAAAGCGTGGCAGGCACAAGGGTATCACCGTCATCGAAAGCAAGAAGTGGTCATTCCGCTTGTCAAAGGCCAGCGCCAGTATTTCTTAGGCCCAGCCTCTACTGATGCTGAATGGGCCGATGAGAACGATTTCTTTAATACTTTACTGAATGGTGCGGTCGCTTCAGGGCGCGTTCTTACTGTAGATTCAACGGCAAATATGTCCAGCGGCGATCGTATTGGTGTGGAGTTGACCGACAACACTATGCACTGGACGACGATCTCAAGCATTACCTCCACAACTGCTTTGATGATTACTACAGCCATTGTGAGTGCCGCTTCGGACAATGGAA